TTTGTTCTTGACGACAAGTATGATCTACACAATTATACTGGTGTATTAAGCACATCAGTTAACGCTGGTATTCAAACAGATGTATCTCACATCTTTGATGTTCCTAATGCTGGTACTACACCTCAGAAAGCATTCATCAGAGCTGTTGAAGGTGGTGTTCTACCTCTAATCTCACAGACCTATGTTAATGATCCTCAAGTTGCGGTAACTGATCCGCAGAACTCTGCTATCGGTAGAATCAATCCTAACATTGAGTTCTTCACTCGTTATCAGAATAATAAGACACTTACATTACACAAGACACATGCTGATGCAATTAACAATGTAAATCCAATTACATTTGCAGCTGGTCAATCTGGTCTTGAGTTCAATGTTTATGCTAACAAGAGTCGTTCGCCAATGCGATTCGATCCTGGTTTCACTGATGCTACTGCAACCAATGGTAAGTGGTACATCCAGTGTAAGGACGAGGTAACTGGTAGTGGTGATCCTACAGATAATATCTTCTGGAGAATTTCTCAATCTGATTACGCTGATAGACAGAGATCCACTGACATGTGGTATGAGCGTCTAGAAGATAATCGTGATAAGGATGATAGAACATACAAACTACGTATGGTCATTCCTAAGTATCTTGAGAATGCAAGAGATCCTATTAATGGATTTGTTCTTAAGACAAGAACTGATGACACACGTAAGTTAGTACCTCAGAAGGTTGTATTGAAACCAGTTGTTGGTACAGTATATGGTGCTCGTTTTGAAAACCCAGTACAAGCTGGTGAATATATTGGATATGATTCTGCTGATTTCAATACTAATAGTCTTAATTTAGATGCACAGTATGATCCATTTAAAAAGGATCAAACAGGTGCAGGTATTGAGTATAGAGCATTTGCAAGATTCACATCTGGTATTCAGGCAACTATCCAATCTGGTCGTTATGTAGAAGACGTTTTAGATCCTTCTATCAAGTATCTTGAGTTGAATCTATATGATCATGCTGTTGATACTAGAAACTTCCCTGGCTTGAGGAACGAGACATTTACTACAGTTAAGATTACTGCTCCTCAAGGTGGTAACTTTGTAACTAGTAAGGTTGATAACCAAGCATCATCTCCTAACGCTATTAGTTTTGCTGGTAATTCTTCTGGTTTAGCTAACGTTCATGCATATTATACAGTAAATGGTGAACATTACTTAATCATCAAGAACGTTCGTAGTGGTGATTTAGAGTATAGTGAATATGCCAATACAAGATTCACTCAAGGCACTGTCTTTGCTGACATGCTTGAGGATCAGGACATGGGCAAATCGCTTCCTCTAAAAACTCAAATCAGAAAAAATAATCCCCAGTTTTTCTACAAGCAAAACGGCGCTAACGTTTACACTATCACACCTGGCGACAGAATTCAAGATGACGCTGGTGTTGAGTACTATGTTGATAGCGTTGAAGATGCAGGAGTTATCGAAGATACATTCTATATCTTCGGATATGAAACTCTACAAAAGAGAATTTCTGGACAGCAAGATGGTATCTACTATCTAACTGCCCTCCGTGGTAACGTTTCACCATTCCCAACTGGTGCTGGTGTAACTAACAACTTCAAGAAGTTTAAGTTCTCTCAACCAGTCAGTAAGCTATATCCTCTTAACTATAGAAACGATCCTCTTTGGTTTAAGAAGTCTGGTACTTCACAAGAAGAAAAAGATCTATATGCTGCATTAATTGACCCACCACAGGTATACTCTGCTGCTGACAACTATGTACATGGTCTTGTCACAGTTAACGACTTTAAGAACTCTACAACCAGAGAGATGGTTGCAGACCTTACAGAACAACCTGCATTCTTGCTTAACACCTATACTGGTGGCAATACAATTCAAGCACAAAGTGGTAATGCAACTTCTGGTTCTGAAGATCGTAGGATTCCGATTTCTGGTGATAGCACAGTTCTCTCTGATCAGAGATATTATGTTGAACTTAGACGACCATCTATCGCTCGTGCTGGTAACCATACGTTTGAATATCTTGGTTTCGGTCCAGGCAACTACTCCACTGGTCTACCAGCTAGGCAGGAAGTCGTCCTAACACCTGAAGAGGACTTCTACGCACAAAGTAAGAAACAAGACGCTGGTATTGTCTTCTACACTGGTATTAACTCACAGGGTGATTTGTACATTGGTAACAGAAGAATCAATGCTATTACTGGTGAAGAGACATTCATCGATTCTGCTGCATTAGTAGATGATGGAGACGAGGATGATACATTAGGCGGTCTAGTTACTACCTTCGATACTCCTGTAACATTCAACCAGAATATTACAGTTGTTGGTGGTGATGGTGAACTAGTTAATACATTTGAATCACCAATTACTATCGCTGTTCAAGATTCTGATCTAACACAGTCAAGAGATGCATTAATCATTCGTTCTAACGTATCTTCTATTGATCCTGTAACACAACTAGAACAAGATGAGCAATTAGATAGAACTGCATTTGCTCCTCCTACTGATGGTGACATCAGACTTGGTAAAAACAGAATTCAATCCGCTATTTTTGGATTTAATTCCAGAGGAAATGGTCAAGAATATAAGATTCAAACACATACTACAGGCGGTGTAGCTTCTAACGTTACTCCTAATCAGTCTCCACTGATCGCTAATGGTGGATCTAGAATTGATGTATCTCAGTTTATCACTTATGGTGGTGTAATCGCCGCACCTGGCGATATGCTACTCAAGGGAGCTGAAGTTGGTAAAAACGGATCTATCGCATGGATTCTTTCTAACTACTTCTCTAATATTTCTAATAATCAGATTGATAACATCGAGTTTGATGGAACCAATGTTGTTAAACTCTCATTCAGAGACTTTACCAGTGGTGTTGCACTCTCAGTTGGTAATGATATTGGCATCACATCTGGTTCTCAGATTAGAATTAAGAACTTCTACTATGATCCTAGACTAAACCTAACATGGCAGGTATACGCTGCTAAACCTGGTGATGCATTTAACCCAACAAATAACTACTGTCATTTCCAAGTTATTGATCAAATTCCACAAGATACACAAGCTTGGGAAAACATTATTGCTGGTACAGCTACTGGACAACCTAGTCCTACTATTGAATTCTCTAACTCTAACTTCAAGGAATTTGGAGTCATTGGTGCTGAAGCACTTAGAACAGAGACTGAGAGCATTGGTGAGTATAAGTTAGGCATCAACACTGTTGCTCGTGCTCCACATAGTGCATATGCAAATGCATGGGTAAATCCAACAACGACTGATCCTCGTGCAAACCTTGATGTTGTTGGTAACGCATTCATCAGTGGTAGAGTTACAGGTGATTTCTTAGATCACACTAACTTCGCTGATCGTGATAAGACTGCAATCGACAATGCACTATTAATTGGTGGTGATAGTTCTGCTCCTAACGATGAGGCAGTCCTACGTGTTGCGACTACAAACGGTGGTCGTGTTGGTATTAATGTTGATAACTCTCAACTAGATAGAGCTCTGGTTGTAGATGGCACATCTAGATTCACTGATGATGCTCGTTTTGAGCATGACATTGAAGTCAATGGTGATGATGGTGTAATTGCCGAGATCAGAACATCACAGACAACAGGTACATTTAACTTAGTTGATGATACCACATTTACTGGAACACTCAACATTGGTAGTCAGGTTGGCACATTCAACCTAGTCAATGATACTACTGATGATCAGTTTATCTACGTTGGTACTTCATCAACACACAGTAATATCTTCATCGGAACTACTTCTGATACACCTAGTTCTAATATTTCTAAGGTTGAAATTGGTGGTGGATATAACAATAACGAGTCTCTATCCTTTACTAGAATCAAAACCAAGTCCTTTAAGGATGATGGTGACTTCCAGCTAGGTGCGAGAAGAACAATTAATGATACTGTAAACCTAACCACTAGTGCAGGTAAAGTTTCATTCTTCTCTAACTCTGGTTCTGCTTCTATTCTTGATTTCGCACTTAATGCATCTGAAATCAACATTGCTGGTCAGGGTGGTCTAACCACAATTAACAACCAGTTGAGAGTTGTTGCTTCTGCACAGTTTGATGGAAACATCCTAATGTGTGGTGGTGTTGCGGCATTCTCCTTCTTAGGTGACAGGGCACAACTTGGATCCACTGCATTCGCTCATGCTGATGGTATTCTAAGTGATACATTATTCAATAAGAACATTGACATTCTTAATGTCTTAGTTCTACAGACAACTGATGAAGGTTACAACCAAGTTGATACTGCTGGTGCTGGTCTCTGGGGTGGTGCTGCTTATCAACAGGAAGTTACAAACATTGGTGGAGCACCAGCTGTTGAACCACAGACATTGGGTGTTCTAACTGGTGATGAATACTGGTTACCACTCAAGTTTGCACCTGTTAAGCAAAATGGTGATCCATACTTTGTTGAGAATGATTATATTATTATCAACAGTGCAGTTTCTGGTAGCGGACATCCTGAGATCGTTCAGGTTCTAGAATTAACTAGAACATCTGTTGCTCCTTACTACCTCAAGGTTAAGCGTCAACCACTTGGTACTTACACTGCAATTCTAAACAATCATATTGATACTACACCTATTTTCAAGGTTAACGTACAGTTTGATGCCACATGGACTGAGCAGGCACTAGATTCTACTGGTCCTCAAGACAATGTATATCTTTCTGAGTTTGGTGGTGTTCTAACAAATAATGATTATGTAATCATTGACCGTGAAGATACAAACAGCGATGGCATCTTTAATCAAGGTGAAGTTATCAAGGTTGTTACTCCTCTAGAGGCAGTAGAACAGAAATTCAGAATTTCTAAAGATTGTTCTCAAGGTGAAGCTGGCGATGTGTTCATTGTCAACTCTGTAACAGGTGACACTACTATCCTTGGCGATACTACTATCAATAACACTCTGACAATTAAGGGTGGTTGTGGAACACTATCCAATGTTCAGTTTAATGGAACTGCAACTGCTGGAACTAATATTATTACTGGTGTAACTGTTACGAGTCCTGATAAGACAATTGCTGATATCAAGATTGGTGATACCATTGTTAATATTACTAACGAGTCTCCAATTAACTTCTCGCCAGATGCAGTCATTACAGCAATTGATTCAGTCAATGGTGAGTTAGTTCTAAGCAGAAACACACTTGGTTCTTCTTCCCAGACTGTAGGATTAGCAGCTAGGAGAAATGAGCAATTCTTGATCACAGATGGTAATCAAGTACCAACATTCAGGGTAGATTCTTGTAGTGGAACTACACATATTGGTAATCAATATGGTAGATTCGATATTGAATACTCCAGTGCTGGAGAGACTACTTCTAATACTGCTGGTATTCCTGCACTATTTGATGCTGGAACTATCAAGAGAGCATATAGTTTCTGGTTCGATCCACAGCATGTATCTGATGGTGGTCCTACTACTACAATCGCTAGTGCTGTTGCTGGTAGCGCAAGTCAAATCCAGATTCCTGTTCAATCTCTTGGTGTTGGTTCTGGTGCGTTTGCTGTTGATGATTTAGTATTTGTTGGATCACCAACTGCAACAACTACTCAAATTGGTGATTATATTATTGGTAAGATTACACAAATTATTACCAACCCTGCTAACTTAACTATTGTTGTTGAAGATGCTGGTACTGGTTTAAATACCAACAAGACATTTACTCCATCTGATAGTGCATTTGATGCTGGTAATACTGTTAGAAGACTAATCAAGCATAAGGAACTTGCTAATATCATCGATGTTGAGCAGAGAACTAGAGTTAACTCTGGTGCTTCTACCACATATATCTCGATGATCCTTGATAAAGGATATATCTCTCAGCAAAAACTTGATTACGCTCAATTCTTAGCTCTTGCAGATGACGAAGGTGATGCTAAGATTTGGGTCAAGGTTGTTGGAAGACTGAAAGGTGATGTTCATCAAGTAACGATGAACGAACAAATTCAAGATGGTGCAATTGGATATAGAAGTGGTAACACTCTCATCAATGGCAACTTGGATATGGCTGGTGGAAGCTTCCAGATCTTCGATTCTGTTAATCAGACAAGACTGTTTGCTTTAGTTAATGATGATGGTCACGCTGATCACCAAGGTCTACTAACTTGGGATGCTGGTGTTACTGCAAGAGGTGACTTCTATCTCTTCAGCGCACAAGATCCAGAGAACGTTGTTTTAAATCCAGATGCTAATGTTCCATCATTCTCTGTTGATAACCTGGCTAATGTAACTGCTGGTAGGTCGTTTACTGTTAATGGTCTGGCATCTAATCCACCTTCTACAACATTCAAGCAATTTGCTTTAGAAAATCTTGGTGTAGATGGCACAGAAGAGTATGCAATTAAGCAAGATAGTTCTATCGATGCATTTGGTATTACTAACTTCACTACTTCTAGTGGTGCTAGACATACAAGATATATTTCTTCTGCATCTCCAGAAGAGGATCTAACATTAGTACCAAATATTACTTATATGGTAAATACTACTGCTTCAACTACATTAGTTCTTACATTACCATCTGGTCCTCAATCAGGAGATATTGTGAGAATCACAGATGTTGGTGGTAACTTAAGCTATAATACATCATTGGTACTAAGAACAGCAGAATCTTCTGGAACTAAGATTCAGGGAGATGATACTGGAACACTGTTGGGTGGAAGAATTACACCATATCCTTCTGGAGAACTGGTAGTTCAAACTCCTAATGCTGCGTTTGCTCTTGTATATCTTGGTTCTGTTGATAGTAATGGACAAGTTGGTATTCCAACTTCAGTACAAGGATGGTGGTTAACCGAGGTATAATCAATGGCAAATTACAATAGAATCAAATCCGCCAAGGCAGTTCCAATCGGAACAATTATGCCTTGGACGGGTTCATCAAGTACATCTGCTGTCGCAGAAGACGCAATCCCTTTTGGATATATTGTCTGTAGAGGACAAACTCTCAGAGCTCTTGATTATCCTCTGTTGGCACAACTGATAGGTAATACATATGGTCCTTATCAGGAAACTGGTGGTCCTGCAGTTGGTATCCAAAACCCATATCCATACTATGAAGAGGAAGATGTATTCATTCTCCCAAGTTTAAATAATTGTAGCATGGTTGATCTAGAATCTTCTAGACTTGATCCAGCTGATAATGCGGTTGTTGGCGCATATATCACAGAAAATGGTAATGATGCAGCACCGTTAAATCTTATTACATCTTATATCGATGTGAATTTTTCTGTTGATCCATCAACAACTCTATCTGGTAAAATTACTGGAATTACTTTAAGCGATCCTGCATTCTTTGACACATTTAGAACTATACCAAGAAAATTAGGTATTGACCATACTCCTGCACATACTCATCCAAGACCTACAAATTCTGATGGTACTAATGGTTCTTATCCATCAGCTCAAACACAAGGAACATATGTTTCTACTTTTATGCCTGGTCAATATGATACACAAGGATCTGAATGGACAACTGTTACACCAGAACCACTTGGCAATGAAGGTACAGTTGATAACTTTACTGCGAGTGAAGTATCACTCACATGGTATGATCCACTTGCAG